AGCACGCAGTCATCACCATTGTTAGCAAGTTCAGCATGTATACGCTTCTCAGTTAAATAGGCATGAATCAACCCACACATGATAATACAATTACCTAGCGAAGTGTTCAAGTCACCAGACGACCGAGTGCCGTACATTTTGAATTTGATATTACCATCTGGCAAGTAAGCTGTACCTTTATTAATCAACTGCCAACGCAGAAGATCACCAAGACGTCGTGAACCAGGAAACAACGCACGGTAAAAGGAATGCTCATATTTCAGAGCAGGTATGCTTACATGCATATCAAACTTTGTGGCATCCAAACCAAGCGCAACTGGATCATCGAACATATCCCATTTCTCACGCAATATTGCAGCGGAGACATCGGCATTAAATCCTTTGATCACTGTTGAACGGGTTCTGTTTCCAAAAGCTCGATTGATAGCAGTAAAATAGTGATGTTCAGCATGCTTTAAGAATCGTCCCAGCTCAAGGTTATACCTTGGATTACGTGGGTTAATGATTCTTGCTGCCTTGCTCACATCCTGTTTGCCGTACTTAACAAATGACGTTAACCGGGAATCCTCCTCAGTTAATGTTTCTCTCTGTAGACTAAGCATTGCATTCTCATACACACGTCGTTTGGGCCCGCGATAGCAATCAACTACTTGTGATCGAGTAAGACGGGGCAAACTTGGCATGAACGACATGACTAAATTGCGAAAATTCTTGAGAGAGCCACTTGCATAAGCATTGGGCTTGACATCATACGCCGGTCGGAACGTATCACCTTCCTTACAAAGAAAGTAGCGTTCAACCATGGCCTTACACATGACATCAACATTGTTATTACAAACTCCCATATTGTGTGATGGGCCAAATCCAGTGGTAACAATGAACCTTCTGGGTTTGTAGGCATTCCCGTTCTTGTGCACACACAATCGGCCGCGACACTCCGTGCGAACCCTATCAAAGAGGTTCGAATCAACAAGAGAGTCACTACCGTGCACTAAGATCGGGCCACCTCAGCATGCTTTAGTGTTTGGATACTTTTCAGTATCCAACCACTTCAGCCATGCGGGCAGCCTGGTTCGGGTCAATGCAATACTATCGAGAATGTACTCATCGAATACTGCATTGAGTGTAATCTGCTGATGCGCAACTATATCGACATCTCTAACATGATACTTCCTGCAAATGCGTAGATACTCTTTCTCTACAAGCAAGCAGTTAGCTTCATTGTTTGTCATACGACCTAGTTTGGCACGCAGATGCAACGCCATTGATGCTGAAAATTTGGGAACGACACACGTTTTTACACGATTTTGTTCCGGTGCAAATAACGCATCAAAAACTGGTTGTGGACAGAGATTGACATCAACCCCGTAGTTACGGAGGAAGTACATATCCCATTCGCGTTCAGTACGCTTCTTTCCACGATTTCTACGTCCGATCGAAGATAAATCGGACATATCGTAACCAGTGTTACGATTAATATCAACTATGGTTTGACCCACACTTGTTTGTTCAGATTCAAAACCAGAATGAATTAACATTTCGGCACGAACCTCAGCGCGACGAAGTTTATCCTCACGCCACATTGACAGCATAGTCGAATCGAGACCCAAAAGAATTTGGGCACGAGGGCTTTCAACTAGCCAGTCAAACATACTCTTCTTAATACGACACCACATGGACAGTTGTGGTTCGCAAACGGCGATTGGTCTAATCATGGTTGGACGCTTTTCGCTGCTTATTAGCCCGTCATATAGCCCTGACGGTTTCGACCCAGCATCGGTCTCTCTACGGCTACCCCCACCTGTGTGCACAATGGGTTCATTAATAACGGCGCAACCCGCTTTCATTACTACCACCACTGGAACAGAGTCACGACATCGTTGCATAAGCGTGGTTTCCACCACACCTGTATACGAACTGCCGCCCAACAATACGTTTAAAAAAGTAATTGTGACCATGATTAGGTGTGAGGGAGGTTTTGCTTGTGATTGCACAAGCACATCTGGTGATTCAACAGTCCAGCAACTGCTGCAACAAGCTCCTCCGACGCTTGCTGCTGTGGTGACT